TTCGACTTATTCGGTGGTAATAAATGGTATTGTGAACACGGTATAGCTTGTCAGTAAAAATATAATAATATTTTTTTTCAAAGTATTAATAAATATGTTAAAGATTGGAACAGATTGTAGTGGTATTGAAGCTCCAATTGAAGCAATGAAAAAGATATCTTGTAAACACAATATTAATTTTAAACATATGTTTTCTAGTGAAATAGATAAATTTGCTACAAAATATATTCAAGCAAATCATAATCCTGAATATTTATTCAATGACATTAAAAATAGAAATATAAATGATGTACCAGATATAGACATATATGTTGCTGGATTCCCGTGTCAACCATATAGTCGAGCAAATAAATTTAAATTAGAAGTTGACCCAAGAACTGATTTATTTCATGATTGCGCGAAAGTTATTCACGAACGACAACCAAAAATATTTATTTTAGAAAATGTCAAAACTTTAGTAACATTAAGAGATGGTTATTACTTTGATAAAATTTTAGAATCATTGAATAAAAACAATAGATATCATATACATTATAAAATCATAAATTCTAAAGATTACGGAATACCACAGTGTAGAGAAAGATTATATATAGTTGGTATATCTAGAGAACATTCAAAAGATATCTTCAAGTTCCCAGAAAAAATTAAAATGAAACCAATAACAAGTTTTGTTGATAAAAAAAATAAAAGCATTGATGAGATAAAAGAATGTAATATTGAATTATTCAATAATATACCAAAAGACTCTGTTTTTATTGATATTGGATTTAGAAAAGCAAAGTTTCCCAAATCAAATAAATGGGCACCTTGTATAACCGCACAACCTAATATGTGGTGTGTACCTATGAATCGTAAAGCATCTGTTGATGAATACTTGAAGTTACAAGGATTCCCATTATCTGTTAAAAGACCAATATCAGATCATCAAATGAAGAAAAAAATAGGTAACTCAATGACAGTTGATGTTATAGAATTATTATTAATAAATTGTTTAAAATCTATTCATATGATTAAATAAAACAAAGTGGCTTAATAGCACACTTTGGGGTTATCAGTTACTCCTCACTGGTGGATTTTGGCATCCACCTGGCCATTAGCACTTCTCTTACAGCAGATTGTACAGTATCTGCACGAATCTCAACTGGATTCCGGCAGTAGCCAGCATCATCTTCATATCGATACTGGACATAACCTCTAGAGCACGCGGTAAGTCCCTTGTTGTTACACCCGAACTCCAGTACATATGAACCGGTAGCATAGATACTCCATCAAAACACGTCTCATCCCCATCAATACACTTTGTGTTTCTCCAGAAGCTGTCATATATATTGGCCAGTTGGACCGTTTCCTCGTCCGTGCGGTTCGATTTCTTCTCAAGAATCCGGAACACCGTCTCAAGGCGGGTTCTCAGCCTGTTAACAGTTTCCTCGAAATAAGAACGTAATTTGATCATATCTCCGCGCGAGCCCATCACTCCGAAAATTTTGCAGTCATCGAGTAGTGACTTGATGGTTTTTGCGTGGATCTTCCTCACAAAAACCATATCCGTCTGCTCCTCCTCAGCTTTCTCAGCTTCATCAGCTGCCGTTCGACAGAGTGCACCTAGTGTTGCTAGATGTTCTTCTTCCACAGTCTTCTCCTCCTCAGCTTCATCAGCTTCCTCAGGTGCCATCCTAAAGAGTGCACGTAGTCCTGCTAGAAGTTCAGCCATCTCGTCTTGCTGTGTGCGATTTAACCCTCTGGTACAGAACCGTATACGTGTATAAAACTCGTGACGGTTGTCGCACTTGCTGTTAATAGAAAAAAAATATAAAAATTTCAAATTATTTGTATAAAATTCAAAAACAAGATATCTTAAAATCTATTCATATTATTAAATAAAAATATTTAGTTAAATAAGATATCTTGTTATAGAAGAAAATAGGTTACCCTAGATTCTCCCAGAGACAGGCGATTTCGTCGGCCAGTCATCTCTAATGGGTCATTTATTACCAGTCTTCTATATCTTCTTCGGTATCCTCTCTGGGTGGGGGTATCTTACCCTCTCCAAATATACCACCCATTCCATAATGATGAAAGTTGAAGATCTTTCCATTCCAGTGTACACTCTCAGTTCTAGCCAGAATATCTTCTTCCTTCTGTGTTCGGTATTTCCGCTCTCTCTCAAGAATTGCAATAATCAACTCAAGACGTTTTTCTAGTTTCTCCCTTTCGAGTGCCAGGTACCCACCATCTCTGTAAGCAATATCCAGTTTCCTGACTGTTTCCAGCTGAAATTTGGCCGCGTATGCCATCGTCTTCTCCTTCGCAGCTGCTGCCTTCTTCTCCATCGCATCGCGAGCCTTCTTCTCCGCCGCAGCCTTCTTCTTCGCATCGCGAACCTTCTTCTCCTGCGCATCGCGAGCCTTCTTCTCCGCCGCAGCCTTCTTCTTCGCATCGCGAACCTTCTTCTCCTGCGCATCGCGAGCCTTCTTCTCCTTCGCATCGCGAACCATGTGCATCCTTCTCCTCAGATAACACCAAATGAGAATCGTTCCCATTACCCCTGCATATACCGCTCTGTTGACCACAGGCATAGTTGCTTGCTCGTTGCTTTCTCTCGCTCCTTCTGTCCTGCTGGTGCTCTCTCTTTCGCTTGTATGTGTCGTTGTGATAGGAAAAAAATATAAAAAATTCAAATTATTTGTATATACTTCAAAAACAAGATATCTTAAAATCTATTCATATAATATAATGAATAGTTGTTGTAAAAACAATATTAAAACCAAAAAATGTAAAAGAAAAGATGGAAAAGTATTCAATCTTCCTAGAAAATTCAGCAAGAAAAAATGTAAAAGTAAAAGAGGATTTAGTATGGAAAGTAGTTGCGCACCATATAAATACTGTAAATCCGGTGGTTCTAAAAAAAATAAATTACCAACATTAAGAAAAATTGATACTAAAAATAAACGACACAAATATAAACTTGATGATCCTCCAAAAAAAAGAAGATTAGCCATTGATGAAGGTATCCGAGCAGAATCAAAAAAAAAGAATGGTTCTATTAAAGATGCTGCAGTCGCTAAAAAAGCTAGATATAATATTTTAAGAATATACAGAAAAAATAATAATAAACATCATTGTAATGTTTTAACGCAAGATATGAAGTATATTGATAGAAAATACAAGTTAGGTGAAACAAAAAATATATGCGATAAAAAGGGTGGTTCTAAAAAGAAATCAAAAACTAAATCAAAATCGAAGCCTAAAAATCTATCAAAAAAAAAACTAATGATATATTTATTGAATAAAGAACTCAAAAAAAGATTTTGTAAATGTGTCAGGTCTGTTAAATTCGGAAAAAACAAAGCGAAACCAGGTGAAGAATATCCAATTTGCTATCGTTCAATATACATAAATAGAGGAATAAAACCACCAAAAGATGTTGTTAAAACATGTAGAAAAAAGAAATGAATATTAATTAAAGTTAGTTATATAATTGATATTTATTGCCAGAATCATCCGTGTAAATACATTTACCCAAGCTTCCTCCATGGTCGTCTCCTCCTACACATTCGCCTAATTTATCTAGAGGCATATTAATTCTATTGCCATCATTATCAATGTAAAAACTCTTCCAATTACATTGGGTAGGATACATACATTTGGTTGGTATATAGCTCCCTTCAACTAATCGTCCTCCGCACATATTCTTAATCATACCTGAACACATGTATCCAACTACAAATGCTAATATAATCATTAACAAACTATTGTCTTCCATTCTATATATATATATATATAAAATTTAGAAGATATCATTTTGGATAGCGGTTAGCGGTTAGCGCATACTTTATTATATATTTTCGGATAATGATACTTTAACATATTACATAACATTTCATCGTTATTATTATTCATATTTGTTTTAATATAATCACAAAGGGTGATTCCAATATTACCTGTTATATTCATATCTTCCTTACTTAAATTACTTAATAGATCGGGAATTTCTTTTCCACATTCATCACCAACCACTTCGCCTATATCTACATTGGGTATATAGGCTTCAATAAATCGACCTCCACACATCGAATTCATCATACCTGAACACATGTATCCAACTACAAACGCCAAAATAATCATTAACAAACTATTGTCATCCATTTTCTATATATATATATATATATATATAAAAATATCATAATATTAAAATAATAATGAATATATTATCATTTGATATTGGTATTAAAAACTTATCTTTTTGTTTATTAGATAAATCAACAAAAAAAATAGTAGATTGGGGGATTATAAACATATCTTGTGATAAATTATGTCAGCACATAAATACTAAAAACAAATGTTGTGATAAATCAGCAACATATTCACACGAAGATATCTTGTTATGTAGTGCTCATTCTAAATTAAAACAATATCCCAAAAAATGTAAGAAAATAAAATCAGATAATTCTGTTTTTAATATAGGCAAAAAAATGGTTGAAGAATTAGATAAATATCCAGAATTCTTGGAGTGTAGTGATGTTATAGTAGAAAATCAGCCATCGTTGAAAAATCCAACAATGAAATCAATTCAAATGATGGTTTTTAGTTATTTCTTAATTCGAGGAAAATGTGATAAATTAGAAATGATAAATGCCAGAAATAAATTAAAAGTTTATAAAGGTCCGAAGATATCTTGTGATATCAAAGACAAATACAAAAAAAATAAATTCTTGGCAATTGAATATTGTAAAGAAATGATTAAAAATGAAGAAGACAAGTTTATTGAACAATATACAAATTCTAAAAAGAAAGATGATTTAGCTGATAGCTATTTACAAGGAATTTATTATATTACTAAATAATATAATTTGAATTATACAATTTAATAGATAATAATAGTCATTATAAAAATGAACGCTCAAAAACTATTATTCGCAATAAATCCTGAATTTAAGGATGTACCTAAAATGAATAAATTTTTAAAAAAAAGATATCATATAACATTTGAACAAGCTGATTCTAAAAACAGAACAGATTGGTTCGATATAGCAGAAAAGAAAGGATATCTACAGGCTATGATTGCTCATAGACAATCTACAAAAGGTATTTTTGAATGGACAAACTTTGATAATTGGTTAAAAAATATAGAATAAAAATCTTGTTTTTGAAGATAATAAAAATAATTTGAAATTTTTATATTTTTCTCTATCGTTAAAATATTTAGAGAAAAATGCCGCCGAAGCGCCGCGTACAGAGCAAACAACGAGCAAACAACGAGCCAACAACGATGACTGGGGTCAACAAAACTGTACCCAGTCTCGGCATGAAAAGGCGCGCAGCGGCGACAGTTATTCAGGCGAGGATGCGCGGGTACTTTGTGCGCAGGTGGAAAGGAGCTGTTCCGACTAAAAACGATGAACTCCATGACCGAATATATTACAAGACACAACACATCACAGAATTGGAGGAGCACTTGAGATTGAAAAAAGATTTAGAGGCAACTATATGGCGGCTCAGGCAGGGACTTGAACGTGCCAAGGAGCATCTGAGTGGTCATGCTAAGCGCGAAGCATTGTACCTCTTTCTCGACACTGGAAACGAGGTGGAACAGGCTGAAGCCAAACGTGTGTACGCTCAAATAGCTATCTCATCATATTACCTCTATTAGACTGAATAATTCTAAATGGCCAGGTGGGTGCCAGAATCCCACCAGTGAGGAGTAACTGATAACCCCCAAAGTGTGCTATTAAGCATTCTTTGTTTTTTATTTTAATTTATTATATAATAATTTTTTATATCTGTCAACTAGTTTTTCTCTTAGTTTAACACAGTTGTCCGGATCATATCTTGGTTCTCCTCCAATGTTAAAATGATTGTATTGTTTTAACCAATTACCGTATTTTTCTCCATACAAATGATATATAAAATCATCACATTGCCAGTTTTTAATTTGTGGTGGATATATCCAATTAAAATATTCTAAATGTTTCTTATGAAATAAAAATTGTGTCGGTATACTATTGTTATTACTATATCCAGATGAATATCCAATATTATTGTTTTTTTTTAATTTTTTTATAAATAAAGGTAGCCATTCACTTCTTTTATCATATTGTATATCATCTCCACCAATTTGTATATATTCATGACCATCATTAATAGCTCTTTTTGATAATTTATTCCATATATTACAAGGATTGCCTTTACTATCTTTAAAAGGAATCCATATCAACTTAATTCTATTAAAATATTCAGGTAAATCTATTTTACTATATAATTTATCATCGTGATCATATCCTATATATACAGATATCTCATATAATTTTTGTAATGGTCTAATAGATTCTAATAATATACCATATAAATATGTCTCTTGTAGATTTATCCAATCTCTTTTATTTGTTGTACTTGGAACACAAAATGCTACTTTATTTGGTTTATTGTATTCTGTGAATGATATATCTTTTAATGGTTTAGATTCAAAAAATTTATATAATGTTTTTTTATCATTGTAATTTATAAGTTTTTTATTTTCAGGTATCTTCTTTGATAATTCTATCCAAGATTTATAATGTATAGGTTTACATTTCGGTTGGCTATATATATCACCTACTTGCTGATAACTATCAAAAAAATAATTAGGATTATATTTAGGAGTTTTTTTAATAATTTTAATATTTTTTATAACATTCTTTAATTCTTCATCAGAATATTTATATTTATCTGCATATTTGTGTTCTGTATATTTTTTTATATATTTTATTGTTTCATTTCTTGATAAATTATCTATATCTTTTACTAAATAGTCTGTTTCTGGTAAAAATTCAACATAATCACAATCAAATCCAATCATATTCACATTATCATAATTTTCTAATGCATAATATACACTAATTGTACCCGAACCATATGTCTCTATATTTTTATATATCCTAGATTCATCTAAAATAATATCTTGAAAAAAAGAAATAGATTCATCATCCTTAAATTCAGGAGATACATTTAATATAGTATTGCTTGTTATGTATTTATTACATTTCTTTTTTTTTATAAAAGATGATACAGATTTATTAAGCATACATACTCTTTTATCAATGTTAATATAAATGTCTGGCCACCAATCAATTTTTTCCCAATATCTATAAGATAATCCTGTACATATTATATCATATTTATCTCTTGGTATTTTTTTAAAATCATATTCTTTTAATGACCTACCATTACCAATAACAATTACGTCCTTCATTTTTAACTAATTATTTATATAACTTTAAATATGTAAAACCATCAAAAATAGATTCGGCTTCAGGTTCTTCTTCTACTTCAGGTTCTTCTTCTACTTCAGGTTCGGCTTCATCTTCGGCTTCTTCTTCTACTTCAGGTTCTTCTTCTACTTCAGGTTCTTCTTCTACTTCAGGTTCTTCTTCGGCTTCATCTTCAGGTTCGGCTTCTGACTCTGTATCGAAATAAACCCTAGTATATAGGTTTGAGTATGGATTATTTAACAGAATATATTTGAATGTATTTGGAGTTATATTATATGGATTAAATAAATGATTATAATCAGTAATTAGTGAATATATAGGATAAGTTAATTGAACTAATGATCTATATAAAAAACTAGATTTACTATTTTTTATAATATTAATGTGTTCATCAATATTACATAAGATATCTATTAATGGTTCATTAACATAATCATTTGATGTATATATATAATAAACATTATCAAGTGAATCTGATATTAAACTTTCTAATTTATTTTTAAGAGAAATATTATATATACTTGTGCTATACTTTAAATAATTAATAGCTTCATTAAATGTATAATATATAATTTTATTTAAATCATCGCAAGTACATACCTTATATTTAAATATATCATTCTTAAACAATTCAAAATTATTATAATATAATGATTTCAAATTGTTTGTGTCTCGTAGAACTTCTAAATTTTTATAAAAAACTAGATTTAACATATTATATTTTTAATTTATTATATATTTTTATATTTAAATATTTACGTATGAACTATATCACTTAATTGTTCTATTTTCTCTTCTATATCATAAGAAAATTTTGAGTAATAAACTAAATATAATAAAGATAAGAATATTGCTGTATTAACAATATGAGGGAAATGTTCAAGAATTGGAACATGCTTTAGGAATTTATGAAATAAATCTCTAAAATATTTGTGAGATAATATAAAATATAGAATACCAGAAAATATTATTAGTTTGTGTTGTTCATCAGATATACTATCTTTTAAAATACCGGATGCTAGATTTCTAACATCATCAACTGGTTTTAGTGGGTGCTTTACTGTTTTAGCAGCATAATTTTGGACACCTTTACCTAAATGTTTAACATCCTTAAAACGTTTATCGAAATCTGTAGAGTAATCGAATGCATCTTTGACTTCATGTTCTGTGTTTTTTAAAAGATTTCTCATATCACTACCAAAGCTCATTTATATTATATATAATATAAAAAAAATATATAAAATAATATAAAAATATGTCACTTCCAGAAATATTCAATACTGGTCTTAATTCAAATGTATGGGGAACAGGAGCTTGGACATTTCTACATTCTATTACTTTAACTTATCCAAATGACCCAACAGATGTTGATAAAAAAACATATAAGAGATTTTTTGAAACTATTGGATATTTATTACCATGTAATCAATGTTCTAATCATTATAATGATTATTTAAAAGAAAATCCTATTGATGATTCTGTATTAGAAAATAAATTATCATTTACTAAATGGTTATATAATGTTCACAATAATGTAAATCATATTCTAAATAAACCTAAAATAGATTTTGATGAATTTATAAATCAGTATTATGATATGTATTCTAATTATCATAGTAAAGATAATAAAATATATAATTTTATAAAAAATAACATATTAATTATTGCTATAATTATTGTTATAGTATGTGGATTATTATATAAACTCTATAAAAATAAATGTATCTAATAAAATGTATACTTATATTTCTTTTTATCCTTAGACTTATACATTTCTCTATATCCTAATTTATCTCCTTTTTTATTGTCAATTATTGAATATACATATTGAGGCTCTTCATCCTTAACAATATAGTATGCTATTTTTTTATGTTTTACTTTAATCCACACTTCATCATCATCATCGCTTAATGATTCGGTGTCATCGTCTATATTATTCTGTGTATCATCTGGTGTATCATCTGGTGTATCATCTGGTGTATCATCTGGTGTATCATCTGGTGTATCATCAGGCTTATCATCAGGCTTATCATCAGGCTTATCATCAGGCTTATCATCTATAACAGTTTCATTCGATTCAGATTGTGTATCTATATTAATAATATTATCAAGAGAAACAATATCTGGTAAGTCTAAAGATTCTTTTGCTAATTTATCGGCCATTCTATTACCAACAGATAATTCATCGACATTTTTTGTATGTGCCTTAACATATTCAAGTTTAACATTCTTATATTTTTTGAATAAATTGTATCCATCAATGATTACTTGTTTATTTTGAATTACATCTCCATTTTTATTTTTCCAATCATTATCAACCCATTGATTACTCCAGTCCATAAAACAACTAATAGAATATTTAGAATCTGTATAAATTGTTATATTCTTATTTTTCTCAATAATATTCTTACATACATCAAAAACTCTAACTATAGCATTTAATTCAGCATTATTATTTGTCTGTTCTCCTTCAATTCTCTCAGAAATATTCCTAATATCATCATCTGCGAAATATATGCCAATTCCTGCTTTAGCATTTTCTTGACCATTATTTGAACAAGAACCATCAGTAAAAACTTTGATTGAGTCATCTACTACTTTATCTCTATCTAAATATTTGCTTAATTTATTTTGAAGTTGTTCTATAATTCTATCTTTTTCTTCTAATTGATTTGCTTGATTAATTAGAATTGAATGTTTATCTTCTGATTCTTTGTCAGATATCAATGTATCTATTTTGTCATTTAATCCATTTATAATTTTTTCATATTCACATTTATCTCTATTCAATTTCGATATTAATTCATCTTTTCTATTTAACTGATTATTAAAAATTTCTAAATTTTTATTATCATCTTTTAATAGTTTGTTATATGTTTCATTCAGTTCTGTATATTTTTTATTTATATCAATATATTCAGATACAATAATATTCAATGTAGAAGATATCTTATCTTTCTCTACAATAATATCCATTATTGGTTTAGTAATAATTATTTTTATTGTTTTATATTATTTCAAATTTTAAAATAGTTAATATAGTAATATAATATATGTATAACAAAAAACATTGTTCACCTGTATCGAATAAAAATGATAACAAGATATCTTGTTTGAATGAACGATTGATAAAAAAAATAGCAAAAATATTAGATATTAAAACTGATACCAGTTTAAAAGTAATTCATAAAAATATATCTAATAAAGTAAAAAAAATATCTAAATGTGAATCAGAATATTGTTGGTTTACTATAGATAAAATAATTAATAAATTAAATGACAAAGAATTAAATGAGATTAAAGGATTATATAAGCCAATTATGCCAAAAAAATGGTTGTCTAATCCAAGAGAATGGTTAAATACACTAGATATAGAAAAGGTATTAAATCAATATGCTAAAGCTAATAAAGATTTTTATTTTTATGGAGCCATGCCATCAGATTACGACAATACTGAAGTATGTGATATTTATAAATTATGTAAAATAAATATTAAAAATCATATTAAAAAAGGTATAAAAAAAATAGGAATTGTATTCAATACAGATGAAAATGATGAACCAGGTGAACATTGGGTCTGCATATATATTGATTTAATTGGGAAAAATAGTGGTTATCCATCTATATACTTTTTCGATTCTGTTGGTAAACCTCCTCAAAAAAACATTCAAAAAGCTATTGATTTAATCAGAAAACAAAAAAAATTAAATTATTACTATAATGATATAAAACATCAAAAAAAGAATACAGAATGTGGTGTATATTGTATCCATTTTATAACATCAATGATTAATGGTATTAAATTTAGTAAATATATAAAAAATATCAAAAATGATGATTATATGTATAAATACAGATATTTCTTTTTTAATAAAATCTAATTATATAATATAAATATATGTACAGTATTTCAAAAGATAAGTTACCTGATCCACCAGAACCACCTAAACTTGAGAAAATGGAGTTACCTCCACCACCACCTAAAACTCCACAAGAATTAATATTTAATCAATCTTCTGATGGTAATAGTAGTAATACAATAATTATTGTTATGGTTATTTTGGTGATAATTATTATAATAGCATTAGGTGTTGCTATATATTTCTTTATAGAGAAGGATAAAGAGATATCATCTTTGACTAAAGATTTAGAAGATGAAAAAAATAAAAATGATAAAACTAAAAATGATATAACTTGCGATTGTCCTGAGATTCCCGAATGCCCTGCTTGCCCACCAGCACCTGAATGTCCAACTACCATATGTCCTGATTGTCCATCAACTAATGATATAATGAATAGTATGTTCCCTGGTAGAACTATCCCCAATAATGGAGGAAGAGATTTCGATTTAATTGATAATCAAGAAATTGGTTCTTATAATAAAAAGAAAAAAATAGTACAAGATTCTTTAGACATAAAATCTAATTTTGAGAAAGTTAAAAAAAATATTGAAGATGCATTAGGTAAATCACTAACTAATAAAGATAAAAAAGACAATTAATATTCATATATAATAATATTTTGTAAATTTAAATTAATAAATTCTAATTTATCTGTATCAAATGATTTATTCAATGTTATCTTGTCATCATTTATGTCTAGAACTTTATATACATTATCATCAGATGACTTTAATATATCTCCAACAATAATATTATAATTTTTATCAATTATATATTCATCCTCTTTTTTATTTATTTCTATACTATCACTGTAATCATTAGTATTGTATATTGTACCTTTAATTATAATACTTATAGTATCAATATCATTTACAATACATGGTGTATCTATGATATATGTCGCATAATCTCTGTTTTTTATACTTTTAATATCACTACAAAAACATATAGTATCTATATTTAATTCTGGTATAACTATATTAAATGTATTATTAATAAATATCTCATTGTCTTCAATCGGTATAATTATTTTATTTATTTTTTTTATATTCTTATCTATTCTTATTTTATAATTATATCTGTTGCCTTCTAGTTTATTACCTGAACTAATATTTGCTATTTTATTATTATATACATTAACAACTTGTTTAGATTCATCAACTATATTAGGTTCATCTACTTTATTGGGTTCATTAATTGTTTTAGGTTCATCAACTCTATTAGGTTCATCTATTTTTTTTACATCATAAAATACACATATTTCTTGAAATAATTCCTTATTTAAATCTAATAAATTATCAACATTAGTTTTTTCAAAAACACTATTAAATACATTATTAAATGTATTTATGTCTAATTTATTATTAGTTATACCATATAATAATTGATGCATATGTTGTTTATTTATATCAGAGTAGTATAAATCATATAATGACATTATTCATTATATTTATATTATTTTACTATTTTTAACTTGTAGCTAGTTACAATTTCTCTATTATTAACAAGTTCATTTATAGCAGTATCTAATATAATCTCGTCTGTTATAAATTTAGATAAATTACTTCTAATATTTGTTTTATTAAAACCTTTCTTAGTATTTTTTTCTGCACATCTTATCTTACCATTATTTGTATTTAAATCAGTAATATTATTTGTATTCATAAATTCTGTTATTAATGGTTCTAATTCTTTATTTCTTTTTTTTTTTAGGTCTTTAATTCTTTTTTCATGTTCTTTTATAATTGTATCTAGTTCCAACCACTCTTTAACATTTTGCTTAAATTTAGTTAATTCTGTTTGATCCAATTCATTAATAGTATTCATAAACATTTTTATATTATACTTTTTATATTATTTATAATTTAAAAATATAAATATATATTTATAATAACTATATACATTATGGAGTATAATAATATTAAAGAATACATTAATGATAATTATACAGACACAATCGTTATGTACATTGAAGATAGTACTTATCTCAATGAATTACGAAATAAAATTAAACTCGACTTATCAAACAATATAACTAATAATAGCAATGAATTAATAAATATATCACAAAATTATTCATTAAATAATAATATTGATTATTATTTTGATAAATGTATAACAAACATTAAATCATATTTAATTAAAACAGAAAAATTAAAAAATTTATTAGAATTAAAATTACCTGAACAAAGATCACCAGAATGGTATGCTATAAGAAAAACAGTAATAACTGCTAGTTCATTAGCATCTGTATTAAATGATTGTGGATATAAATCAAGAGATGAGTTATTACTAGAAAAAATAGAAGATAATCAGCAACCACTTGTATTCAATCCAATTACTGAATGGGGTGTTAAATATGAAGAAATAGCAACCAAATTTTATGAATCAATAAATAATATTAAAATACGAGAATTTGGTATGATACCACATCCTAAATTTCCTATATTTGGAGCATCCCCAGATGGTATTTGTGATTTTGGTTCAATTGAATTAACTGGTAGAATGCTAGAAATAAAGTGTCCACCAAAAAGAAAATTCACTAAAACAGTACCAAAACATTATTGGATTCAGATGCAGGGTCAATTAGAATGCTGTGATTTAGATGAATGTGATTTCTTACAAGTTAAAATTAATGAATATGATAGTTATGATGATTATCTAGAAGATACTAATGGTTCTGATGGTATGACTAGTAATGATTTACCAAAAGGAGTTACTGTTACTTATAAAGAAATGTTCACAGAAAAGTTAAGTTATTTATATCCAGAATTATATTTATCCGATGATGAATATTCAAAATGGATTGATGATAAAAAGAATTGGATTAAAGAAAATGATTACGAATTTGTAGAAGCTAAATGGTGGTTTATAGAAAGATATGAATGTACATTAGTTCATAGAGATAAAGAATGGTGGAACGATACAATGCATGAATTAATTAAATTTTGGAAAGATGTTGATAATTATAAGACAAATGGTTATGATGATTTAATACAAAGATGCGAACAAAAAAAATACAGACATAAAAGAGTAACTATGATTAGACCATCAGATAATAGTAATTGTATGATTTAACAAGATATCTTGTTATTGAAGTTTAATAAATAATTTGATATTTTTTTATTTTTTTTATTATAACTACGACAGGACGGTGAGAGCACTGAGCGATTACCTAACAGAGCTGACACCTTCAGATGGGAAAGATGACACCTAAGAAGACGACCAAACACCAGAAAAGGCTGTGGAGGCAGGGTAAGCGGAAGAGACAGGCTGCCGAGAAGGCTAAGAAAGAGAGATGGAGAGCCGAGAAAGAGCGAGCTGCAGCCAAGAAGAAACAGGTGATTGAGAGACTTAGACGGATACTCGGCTTGTCTCCAGATGAATGGCCGACTATAGAGTTAGAGAAGTGGCACAAGAAGATGTGGCGACAAGATTATTTTCCTTCCGTGGATGAATATTTCAGACATTGGTTCTGTAATCAGCTAGGAAGGGTAGCGCATCACGCTGCGAGCATAGCGAGACTAATGCATCTTAGGAGTACCTATAGATATTGGTCTGAACGAACCAACGGCGAAGTGAAATCTCATTATGATGGACTCTATGCAGAAACAAATCTCATTATGATGGACTCTATGCAGAAATTTCTAAACCCTATCACCCGTATCGAGATTGATAGTGAGGGATAGATGGGGTTATTAGAGCCCTATCTGGGCGAGACGAAATCGCCAGGGAAGAACTAGGGAGGAGGACCTAGTTTTTTCTTATTTTAAGAATCCTGTATCTTTTAGATTCGCATTTTTACCCATACCAGGTGATGGTTGTCTACCATGAAAAGGATATCTTTTTATCTCAAATGATTTATCATTATTTATAATCAAAACCTGGATTTGTCTGTATTTATTCTCATCACACATAGAATGCTCTCCAAATGCTCTTGACATACCTACATCAATTCTCCATAATTTATTATTGTATAGAGAATTTAAATACATATCATTCATATATTGTGGTGTATGAGCAATGACCATTCCTTTTATTGGCATTAATTTTTTATTTCTAGCATTTAATATTCTTAATAATTCATTAAATCCTTCTTCAGTATTCTCTCCTTCACCATCATCTTCACCATATAATCTGCACCAGAATGGAGATAAATCATCATCTTGTCTAAATATCTCATCAAATATATCATCCTCAAATTCTGTCGATTTTTTTTGTAACCATTGCTTAACTACATAATTAATCTCATTATTTGTATATGTACTAGCTAGTTCATGACTAATTCCTCCATGAACAAATATCCAACTACCAACTTGTACAATACTTTTTTTTGAATTACCATAAAAAGTTGCTAGTGTACCACCTCTCTCGAATGCTTTTTTTCTTTCTTGAAAACCATTTGGAACACCATCAACGAACTTATCTTTTTTATTTTTAGTGAATTCTAAAAATTCTTTAGGAGAAACATATCTAAAATCACCATCAACATTCATAAGTTCATGATTACCTAATAATGTTATTACTCTACCACCATGCTTTCTAGCAAGTATATCTAACGTATGAAATAATTTAATAATAATAAGATTTGAACCTTCATCTTCGAATACTTCATCGAAATCATATATACAATCATTTTTAAGATTAGTAGGACGACATCTATCAATTTGGTCACCAGTTTGTACGAGCCAAGTATCACCACCTGTCCATTTTATTTTTTTTAAATCAAGATTAACATAATTTGTATCTTGAGATATAACGCCAGCAAGTTTTAATGCAATTATAGCTACTCTTAAATCGCCGTGAATATCACCCATACACACCATTCTTTTAACAGGTGGATAGCATCCAATTTTATCATAATCAGGATATTGTTTATCTAATTCTTTTTTTACTTTATTATTTGATTCTACATTTTGATTTAACATATTACTCTGTTTTTTTGATGATAAGATATCTTTTGATGTTTCGGGATTAGACATTCTTCTTTCTCTAACTTGTGGTTGTTTTTTTTCTACAGTACAGTTAGATATTGAATTTCTTCTTTTTTTATTTTTTTCTTCTAATTTAGCTTTAATAAATTTACTCAAAATCAATCTTTTTTGTTCTAATGTATATGATTTTTTAGTAGGAATATTATATTTAATTATTAAATCATTAATGTTTTTTTCGGATAAACTATTTATATTAACCATTGTTTAATAATAAATATAAAAAATATCAAAATATTAAACTAAAATAAATATATAAATAATATTAATAATGACAGATTATGATTGTAAAAATTGTAGCTGGACTTTAAATGATAATGTAATCCAATGTTTTGATTCAAATACTAAATGTGACCCTAGATGTTATGTATTTAATGATAACTATATTAATGCTAGTTTTAAAGGTGTATATGATTCAACTGTTAGAAATGATGATATGACTAAAGAAGATGCACAACAATTTAATGATAAATATAATGATATTAAAACAGAACCTAGAAGTGATATATCACGTGATATTAAATTCGATGAATATAACAACTTACCTGATAAATATCAAAATGTTATAACTAATAGTAATGGTGGTCAATGTACACAAGATAACATGAAAAAGATTATAACAGATAACTGTAAATTATCACCAGAGGCAGGAGAAAATGATAAGATTGCTTGTGGATTAGAATTACCAGATGTTGATACAGATGCTATCAATGAATTAATTAAAAATAAAATAGGTGAAACAAGAATAAATATAACAAGTAATATTGAGAATACAGGTTATCAAAATTATGAGACAATAATACCACCAGATGATTCTAAAAATTCTGAATGGCCTTGTAAATTACCTGATGGTTCGGATATTTCTTCAGGTAGTTATACATACACAAAAGATTATAAAAATATTTGTAATAAAAATAAAAAATTTAAAACACAGGAACAAATTATGAGCTATATTAGAGATGAATTATGTAATACAAGTAAAGAAAATATAATGTTTGACCAAACTTGTATTAACGAAATTATAGGCAAATCTGATTCAGAAATTAGAAAATTAATAAGGAATGAAACTATTAGACAGCTTAATGGTATTAATAAATATATAGGAAGAAAAGGTATAGATCCAGAATATATACTAGAAAAAGAGGTTAATTTATGGTTTCGTTCGAAAGAATTAGAAGATATATCTAATAAAAACTTAACAGATATAACAAATAACTTAGAAAATATAACAGATATATATTCAAATGCATTAAATAGTGAAGAATATAAAACTTTATCAGATATATTAACAGATAATTATAGATTCCAAAATTGTATTGATGAGATACTATACACTGGTGATGATGATAAAGAAATGATAGAAGACATTAAATCTAGGGAATTAAAAAATTATAAAAAAAAACATTATAAATACATAGAAAAAAAATTGGATAGATTAATATCAATAAGACCAAGTGATTTACAATCTTGTTTTAAACTAATCAATAATGTGGATGAATATATTTGTAAAGGAATGTTATCAACATCAGTATTTAATATCATAAATATGATAATTAATTTATTTGGTGTTAAAATAGATTTATACAAAATTAATAAAGAATCATCTGATTATCATAAACTAAAAAAGTTAATAGATATAATTATACCAAGAATTCCAACATTTATGAAAAGATTAATTGATTTATCAAAGTATTTTGAAAAGATATATTGTGATGGAAAGATATCTTCTACCACACTTATATTAGAAAAAATCAATAATGATATAATTAGTAAACAGATAGATGTTCAATATAATTTATTAGATAATTATAATATAAATTTTAGTTTTTTTGATGATTTTACAAAAAATATATATGGTAAAATAGTATTACTAATATTTGTTTCTTTTTTAATATCTAAATTATTATAAACATGATGTATGATTCATTGGTAAATAAACCAATTCATACGTTCAATATTGATATTATAGAGAGACAAGAAAATATAATAGAAGAATTGAGAGAACAATTAAAAGGTGATGATTATAATAATCATCCAATAGAAGATATAGAAATAAATATAGAAAAAAATATTTATAAAGACAAAAGGATTTTTGATGGAGATACAGTATATATTAGAACAGGTAGTAATCCAGATGTAGTCATAGATGACTATGAATTTTTAGAAGAAAGTGGATTATATAAAAAGGTATCATCTGAAGATATCTTAGGTGAACCAATAGTGGATGAACCAATAGTGGATGATACAATATTAAGTACAACACCTACACCGGACATGATTATATTTGAAGAAATAGATTCATACATGACAGAAGTTCATAATAAAGTTAGTCCTTGGCATATATTTTTTATATTATTTATCGCATTTTTAATAACAAGACTTATTAATATAGATTTAAAATTAAATGTAGATATATAAAGCTGTATCTATATATTTATTTAATGATTATATAACAACTATGTTAAAATTTCAAGAAATTGATTCAAATGAATTTTCTGTTTTTATTAGAAATTTAACAGAAAATATGAATACTAATATTCTACATATGATTGAAGATAATAATAATAATAATATTAAAAAAGATAAAACATCTAAAAAAAATAAAAAGAAAAATAGTAAAACCAAAGAAGAAATTATTGAACAGCAAAATAAATTAAGATATGATAAAAATATAAAAGATGATAAAAATAAAATAGAATCATTTAATTTAGAAGAACTGAATCCATATAATAATTTTAAATTATTAAAAACAGAAGAAATGAGAGAAAAATATTGTATTGATTTATTGAAATATCATTGGGATAAAAAAAACAAAAATATGGAGATGATATTAGGTTTATATTATCAATATAACAATACAACAAATCCAGAACATATGGAGATTATTAATAATATTAAAAGCAAACTTGATGGTTATGAATTCAAAGATTATATATTAGAAAATCTAGGACACATATTACCACCATTAAATTTTTGGAACTATAAAAAAAAGTTAGATGATTGGCAGTTAAAGGCTATTGATACTATAAAAAAAAATAAAACACTATTTATAAGAGCTCCAACATCATCTGGTAAATCATTTATTGGATTAAGTACTGTTTTATACTATAAGAAAATATTGTATGTATGTCCAGCAGAACCAGTTGTATATCAAGTTGGTTCACAATTTCAAAAATTAAATTATAAGGTACATTATTTAGTTGAAGATTTATCAACAGACTCATACAACACAAAATGTAATGTATTTGTAGGGACACCAGAATATATAGAAGAATATTTATATAAAATAGGAACAGATTTTGATTATGCTGTATTAGATGAGATACATACAATTGATGATAAGTATGAGAATATTATTAAATTATTAAATTGTAATTATTTGGCATTATCAGCAACTGTCAGTAATCTGAATAATATTATTGATATTTTTAGTAAATTTAACAAAAACAAAAAAATAGAATTTATTGAATATGATAAAAGATTTATAAATATTCAGAGATGGGTATGGACAGATAAATTGGAGAAAGTTCATCCATTAACATGTATTGAATATAATGATTTAACAGACAATTTTATGAATTATAATTTACCATTTACTCCAAACGATTTATCAAATCTTTGGAATAATATACAAGATATCTTTGATGATGAGGATATAGAAGATTATATAGAAACATTATCACCAGAAAATTTCTTCGATGATAACAATTTAATAACATTGAATAATGTTCATGATTATGAAAAATTGTTAAAACTATCATTGATCAAATTATCAAAAACACACAAACATGAAACAGAATTATTATTAGATAAATATAAAAGAGATTATTCATTAAAAAAAGATGATATTATACAATGTTTTAAGAAATGTAAACAGAATGATATGTTTCCTATGTTAGTATTCGTTTCAGATGATTCAAAAACAATTGATTTATTTAATGATATAAATAAAAATCTAGAAAAATTAGAAAATATTAATTATCCATATTATTATGATATACTAGAAAAAAAACAAGAATTTTATTTAAATTATAAGAACAGGCTTGACAACATGTCTTCAAATATAAAATTAAAAAAATCAACCAATAGCATATCAGATAAAACAGATATTATAGATAAATTTATGAGTAGTGAATTAGAAAAATATACAGAATATATTATTAATTATTATAATTCATTGATTAACAAAATAGAAAATTCAGACAAATCAGATAAAATAAAATATGTACAAATAAAGAATTTAACAAAGGAACTAAATAAATGTATGAATAATCCAGATCTACAATATCAAGATATCTTTAAGAAGCATCCAAATTATTGTTTTACATCTGAGCCTATGGAGGCATCAAAAATAAGAGAGATAAGAAGAAAAATCAATAAATCATTGAATATAACATTTCCTTATGAGCATGCTATATTTCAGATGTTAAAAAGAGGAATAGGAATATATCATAAATCTATGCCAAAAGATTATAAATGGATTATACAAAATTTATTAGCTAACAAAGAGATATCAATAGTTATTAGTGATAGAGAATTGTGTTTAGGAATTGATTTACCTATTAGAACAACTTGTTTAATAGGTACTAATAATGAACCATTTTCTAATAAAGATTATCTGCAGATGAGTGGTCGCGCAGGGAGGAGGGGTCATGATAATCAAGGAAATATAATATTTTATAATTTAGATTTTTATAGTATAATGAAGTCTACAATACCAGATATTATTGGTTCTGATAAAAATATACTATCTCATTATAAATCATTAAATAATATTAACTATAAAATTAAAACAGATAATGTTTTCTATAATTTTATTAATGATAACAGAATACTTATAGAAACAGATATTGATAGTAATGAAGATAAATTATTATGGATATTAAGGAATTATGATAAACCGCAAGATATTATTAATTATATAAATAATTACAATTCTAATGATATACACAATGATTCTATTGATTTTTTAAAAATAATTGAATCATTATTAAATGAATCAGATATTGTACATAATTATATTAACAATGTGTATCATCCTGAATATAAAACAATAATAAATTTAATTATATTGATATACAATAGCTTAAAATCAGAACACAAATGTAGAGAATTATTAAAAAGCATATATACAAAACTTAAATTTTTATATATTAAATATAATAATAATATAATATAAATCATAAATAATATTTTTTAACATATAATATTATACCAATTATGACATCTATTAATAATATTATCCAAGAATTAGTCTCTTTTTTTATTGAATATATAGCAAATAACAAATAAAGTACTCCATGTATTGGTCTAAATTTATTCCACCATATAGATTTACCACCAACTTCTAGGCCAGTTTTTCTAGAATCAGTTAAATATAAACCAATAAAACCTATAGATGGTATTAATGCTATATATCCAAGTATTTGTAATTTATATTCGTTCATGTTTTTTGCTAATATTACTAATAAAAAACGAACAATAACGCAAACAGTAAATGATAATAACATATAATATAATATAATATTAGATAATAAAAGCATATATACAAAACTTAAATTTTTATATATTAAATATAATAATAATATAATATAATATAATGAATATATGTATTATTTGTAATAATGTATATGATGTATATTGTCAATACTGCGAACCTGAAAAATATAATCAATATATTATAGATAATAAACCCGAAGAACCAGAAATATCTGTAGAATTTGTTGATGATGTTCCTAGAGATAATATAGAATATTCTGATTATTCAGACGATTCAACAGATGTAGAATCAAATATAGATTTATCTGATATTAATATTAATAATGAAGTTGATGGTGAAATAAATGAACCTGTTGATAGTTTTGATGATAGAATTATTAGAATAGATGATTTGAATAATGATATAAAACCAGGATATTATGTATTTATTGGTGATTTAGAATATGAACCAAAAAAGCTAACTGAAGAAGGTAAAAAATGGGCAGAAATGGCATCTGAATATATGAAGAATAATGAATTAAAAGATATGCAGGAAACAGTTGAACCTGATATAGTTGTTGATGATATACAGGAAACAGTTGAACCTGATATAGTTGTTGATGATATGCAGGAAACAGTTGAACCTGATATAGTTGTTGATGATATGCAGGAAACAGTTGAACCTGATATAGTTGTTGATGATATACAGGAAACAGTTGAACCTGATATAGTTGTTGATGATATGCAGGAAACAGTTGAAGATATGGAGGAAAAAGTAGAAGATATGGATAGTCAAAATATTGATAATATAATAAAAAACATGAAACAAGGGTCAGATAATGAGTTAATAAATTTAGAAGATTATATAGGAGATAATGAACTTATGGATTTAATAAGCAAAGCAAATATTAGTAAACCTAAAAAGAAATCAACACCTAAAAAGAAATCAACACCTAAAAAGAAATCAACACCTAAAAAGAAATCAACACCTAAAAAGAAATCAACACCTAAAAAGAAATCAACACCTAAAAAGAAATCAACACCGAAAAAGAAATCAAAATCAGATGTGAATATGACGGCTATTAATAAATCATATAAAAAAAAAGAGATTAAGAGCCAAATAGATTTATTTACGTGCGAAGACTGTAAAAAATATTGTTAGTATATAATATATGAATGTTAATTATTTATCACATGATGAATTAATAAAAAAAACAATATCAGGGGAGATAAATATAGTCGATGGTATAAATATATCAAAAAACATAAAATTATCATATAGTGATAATCTAAATAAGATATGTTATAATGAAAAGAAACATTTAATTGATTTGTTAATAACAATAAAGAAAAAGTTAGAAAAAAAAATAACAGATTTACTTACGAACAATGAGTATGTCAAAGATTATATAAAATATGTATTAGACAATGAGTGGTTATTATCAATAAATCCAGTGAATATAATTGATAAAGAAGAAATACAATTTAGTTATTCTGATTATTTTAAATTAAAAACAGAATATAAAAGAACTAATAATAAAAAACTACAAAAAAAGTTTAAGGAATTACAAAAAACATTAATAGATATATGTAAGAGAATAGAACCGACATATATGTATGTATTAATTGATTTATGTAGTAAGCCTAAGATAGAATATATTAAATTCAATGAGATTAGTGATAATAAACTAAAATTAAAAAGTGATATGAATATTCGCTTTATAAATTATATACAGATTTTGAATTATATAAAAAAAGAGTTAAATATAATAATTAATGAATGTCATTCTATAATTAAACTAATGAACAAATAATTAAACAATCATTTCTGCATTAATTCTTGAATGGCTTGTATACCCTTCAACATTAAAATCACTTTCTTTAATATTATCAATATCTTTTATATCATTAATTGTTAATACAGGAAACATATAAGGTATCCTATTAATTTGTGTATTAACAGCTTCAATGTGTTGTTCATATATATGAGCATCTCCAATAATATGGACAAGTTTTCTAGGTTTATACCCAGTAATTGAACCAATAATATGTAGTAAAAATGAATAAGAAGTTATATTAAATGGTACACCGAGAAACATATCTCCAGACCTTTGATACAGTTGTGCATCAATATACTGATTTTCTATATTAAACTGAACCAATACGTGACAAGGAGGTAAAGCCATTTTTGGTATATCAACAGGATTCCAAGAAGATAAGATGAGTCTTCTACTTGATGGATCATTTTTTATTGTATCAATAATATATTTTATTTGGTCTACACCATTAGTAGGTGGTGTTTTACAATCGATATATTCACCTCCAAAATATCTCCACTGAAATCCGTAAACAGGTCCTAAATCATTTGGTTCATATAATCCCGATTTCTCAAAATCTTTAGCATTTTTATCCCATATATGAACATTATTATTTTGTAGGATAGAGTTGTCAGTAGAACCACTAATAAACCATAATAATTCTCTGAGTACAGTTTTCCATCCCATTTTTTTTGTAGTTAGTAAAGGAAATCCATTTCTTAAATCAAACTCCATACGAAGTCCAAATTTAGAATAAACATAACCATTCCTACTTGATTTTTTATCAGAATTAATTATTTCTTTTAATAAATTTAAATATTGATATTCTTGATTATTATACATATCAGAATGAATATAAGTAAGATATGTATGATCCATATTTGTTTTATCACCAAATAATTTAACCTCAGTATTTTCTTTGGACTCATTAATTAGTTTAAATTTTGATAAATCATCAACAAAATAATGTATTTTATCTAATAAAGCTACTTTTGTTAAATCCAACGAGTAATTAAACTTAGTTATATAAATTAATTCAATATAATGTTTATAATTTTTGAATAATGTATTGTATATACTAGAACCACCAATAACGAATGATTTATTATAATTTATTTTATTTTTATCAAACCATTCCATAAAATTGTCAAAGGTAACAAATGCTTTGATGTCTTTAGTAATCATAAATTCATTAATGTGATTTTTAGTAATAATAATATTTACTCTATCTTTTAATGGTTTATTAGGAATACTTTTCCAGGTGTTATAACCCATAATAACCAAATTTTTTTTATCATTATATGTCGTTTTAGTAATTTCTGCGAATTTTTTTAAATCTTCTTTAGAATGGATTAATAAATCATTATTAATACCAATTATATTGTTATTGTTAATAGACACAATAACATTCATATTAATCACCCTATACAATAAATATATAATATTAATTTTATATTAGTTAACAATGGAAATATAAAAAATTAATATTATATTTAATCAATAGAAAAGCTAACAATAATAACATCTCTTATACCTGAACCGGATGGATTTTGTGGTTTGTGTTTTACTCTACCATCCATAATAATCACAGTACCTGGTTCTATTTTTATTGTATGTTTTACATTTTGTGAATCAAGATATCTTAAATTACCATCGATTATACCATCATCTATTCTAGTATACATAAATACAGTTATTAAATTATCATAGTTATCATTTTCGCAATGCCAAGCTAATCCACTATCAATTGATTTAATACAATTATCTAGATCGTATCTGATTATATCCATAAACCATTCATTCTCATTATGTTTATGATTTTTGAGATGTAGAAAACCTGATGCTATATCTTTTATAAATACAATTAAATCATTATAATCATTAACACTATAAGAATATTCAATATGTTCTCGTTCATTCTGTTTATTTTTTGAACATATTAAATCCATAGTATTTGGATCCAATAAGTGTGTATTTCTATATACTTCTGTGGTATATATTGTATTTAATTCGAATGAAGTCATCATATTATGAAGATTCATAGAATATTGTTTCATAGAATAAACTTTTAAAAATAAATCAAATTATATATATGGATAGTATCAATAGTTATTCATCAGCCATACTTAAAATTATTGAAGCATATCTAAAAGATGATGATAGTAATAATGTTTTGTTAGAACCATTTTCTTGTATTTTAAAATTAGGATTATTATTTTATAAACCAATGGGTACTAAACTATCTATAACAAAAAATTCAATACAATTCAATGATGCTACAATATATCAGGGTGCATTAAGAACATATACAGGAGATAGTAGAGAAGACCTGCATAATTTGTGTTATCCTTTAATGATAGCTCTTAATTGGTTTCCTAAAAAAAATGAAAAATATAAATTTTTTTATGAACAATGTATATTAGGATTAACATATCTCAAAAATAATTATGATAGAAATTCATTAACAAATCACACATTATCACATTATATTGAATTAATTAACAGTGAATCAAAAGATGTGAATATAATAACAGCATCTCCATTAATGAATTCATTAAAAGATTTTTGGACAAAAGAAGAAATAAATATAATATATTTGTTATTCACATTTGCGGTCAAACAAAATGATACAGATAAAATATTTTATGTTAATATGATAGAGAAAATAATAGAAAATAAAGAAAAAAAGTTAAATGAATTTGTTAAAGAAATTAGTACAAAATATTAATAATTTTACGTCTATATATAAAAATTATTATGAATAATATTAAAGTAAGTATAATTATCCAAATAATATTACTTAATTTCCAAGGACTAGTTATAGAATAATTATACTCAGGAACAATTTGTTTTAATAAAACAGATGAATTTTGTATAGCAGATTCCATACTATTATAATCATGATATGAGTTACCTAAATGATGTCCTGTAGTAAATACTTTATATTTTTTTGATATATTAAAATTTGGTTTTAACCATCCTGGTGGAGAATATAGAAATGCTCTATCACTTTCAATCCATTCGTTATTTACTTTTTTAACATTGGGACTGAATGTTTTATATATAGGTTCTTCATTTAATCCAAATCTTTTTTTAACTAATTCAACTATTCTTTCTAAAAATTCATCTTTATTCATTTCATTTGCAGTTTTTTTTGTTTTGTGATCTAATTTTTCTGGATGGGTAACACTCACGATATACATGCTCCCATCTACATTATTAAAATATGATCCCATATCAATTGCTATTAATCCCCAAGGATGTTCATCAGATATACCCCAAGATACATTGCCATATTTTTTAAAGCTTATTGTTGCACATACATATGGTTCATACATTTGGTATTTAGATAAATTATTAAATTCAATGGGATTGTATCCAGAATAATATGGTGCATTTTTTATTTTATTAATAGCATATGGAGGAATACATAATATAGTATTATTAGTTTTAATAATTCCTTTATTAGTTATAATATTACCTATATTTATTTCAGAAACATATGTGTTTAATAATATATTAACCTTTTGTTTTATTAATTTATTTTTGAATTTATTCCATATTAAAGTATCCATCGGTTGACTTGGTTCATATATATTATAAACTATTCCGGAATCTATGCCATCTAAAAATGCATTCAATAAAGATTTATTTAAATTACCACCATCTATCAATCTAGATAATCTATTTAATTTATCTTTACCAAAATCTGTATAATCATAATTATCTGAGAAATCTTCTAATGTATAGTTAGAAGAATATTTAACTTTAAATATACAATGTATTATATATACAACTATTATTGATATAATTTCACTAAAAGTAAACTTATTAGAAAAATCTCTAAAATCTTTACTAAATATATCAAATTTGTATTTTTTAAAATTTTTGTCTCGTTCAACTCCAATTGTTTTTATCCATTCCCAAAAATCAAGATATGAGCCAAGGTAGACTCTAGGACCATGTTCAGTGTGTATTTTATTGCCATTATTATCTTCAACATATCTAACTCTATGACACCCACCTAATGTTTCTAATGATTCAATTAAACATACTTTATATCCTAATAATGATAGTTTATCTGAACAAAATATACCAGATGGACCACCACCAATTATAACATAATCATATTCCATTAATTATATAAATATATTAATATTTAGCAAAATTAATATATATATATATATATATATATATATGGCAAAAACAAAAAAGCGAGAAACCAAGAAGAAAGGAACAAAGAAGAAAGAAACAAATGTGAATTGTTCACAGTGTAAGGGATGTAGTAAATGTACAACTTGTGTACATAGTAAAGATTGTGATAAGTGTAGTTGTTGTACTAAATGTGAAAAATGCAGTGTATGTTGTAATTGTGTAAATTGTAAAAATTGTAAAGATTGTGTAGACTGTAAGGATTGTAAGGATTGTAAGAATTGTGTTGGATGCGTTAATTGCGAAGGATGTGAAGGATTAGTTAATGCTAAGAATGTTAAAATGACAAAAAAAACTAAAAGTGGAGGTCATTGTAATAAATGTGGTGGTCCTGCAGTAGTATAAATTAATTTAATTTATGCTTAATAAGATCTTTTACCAAAAGAAAACATATAATCAAACATGAATATAAAAAATATACAAGTACATACATATAACATTAATTCATTAAATTGATCACTTTGTATACCTAAACCAAATCCTTCAATTAAATTAGTTTTTTCTTTAGTTTTAATATCATCTTTCATAGTTTTCATTTCATCTAATAAATCATTAATTAATGATTTGTATTTTTGGTCTAATTCCTCAAATAATTTTTTATTAATAGTATTCACTTCTTCATCGAGAGGTACATTAACTGGTTTTTCTGGTCTAATAACTTCTCTTTTTTCAAGTTGTTCAATTCTCTTAGACAAATTAATATTATCAGCATTATTCATAACCATTGGATCTTGAATATTATTTTTAGTTTTTTTCTCTTTATTGAATCCTGGAAATGCATCTTCTAATCTACAATAAGCTGTCATTAATAATATATATATATAAATATTATATTTTTAATAATATAAATGTATGAATTTGATTTATCTAAAAATAAATATGTTTTAGGAATAACTATGATAATTATTAATATAGGATCAAGATTTTTATTAGATGAATTAACTCCTAAACAAAAAAAATTTATCAATAAACCATTAATTAGAAGAATAACAATATTTTGTATATTTTATATGGCAACAAAAGATTGTATAGCAAGTTTAGTATTGACTGGATTTTTTATAATATTTATTGGAGATATACTAAAAGATGAAGATCCAGAAATTAAAGAAAAAAATGAAGAACACGAAAAAATATTAAATGAGATAGAAATAGTTTTGTCTAAATATTCAAAGTAATGCCATCATTTTTTGATTCTCCACTATTTAATGATATTGAATCTAAATCTACATTATTTGGATCTAAATTCATCTGATTAATAATATCATCCAATTCATCAGTTGGTGGACTCATTTCTGATCTACCTGGTTTACTTCCACCACCACCTCCACCCATTAAACCAGACATCATGCTCATCATATTAGGCATTCCGCCACCACTACTTTGTTGCTTAGGTGGACCTCCACCACCCATGCCATTTACAGCAGCCTCAGCAAATTGTTTCTTTAATTCTGGATTTTGGCTAAATACTTGGTCCATTCCTGGTAATGATGTTTTAAACATTGTATTAGTTAAATGGAACATAAATGCACTACCACCTAACATAAACAATAATTTTAGTTCAGGTGATGTTTCTCCTGGACCACTATATTTCTCGGCTAGTTCTTCAAATACTTCATCATAATCATGAATATTCTCATTCACAGATTCCGACCAACCATCTAACTTAATACTAAATGGATCAAATCTACCATTTAAAAATTCAATACCAGTAATACAAGCCATTAACATCTTTCTTTGAAACTTTACTGAATTCTCTAATTCTCTTTGCTTCTTTAATTTGGTGTATTCATTTCTCATATCGTCTAAGTGAGAATTCATTGTATAATTCATAGTAGTTCTAATACCTTGAGACTCTAACTTCTTGAATTTATATATTAAATCAATTTTCTCATTCTTGATATCTTGTGATGTCATTGTATGAATCGGTTTAAATTCATTATCCTCTTCATCTGATATAACATTATCTAGTATTGGATCAGATAATGGTATACTTTTAGATTCAGTACTTTCGTTCGGTGTACTTGAAGATATCTTTGGTGAAGACGGTTTATCAAAAGATGGTTCATCAAAAGTAGTATCAAATGATATATCATTTGTTTTTTCATTGACAATTTTGATATCATCTGTTGTATTTGATGTTGGTGATTTTACTTTACTTGGATCAACTAATAAATCTACACCCAACAATTCATTAGAATCTATATTGTCATTATCTAAATTTAAATCATCCATTGTTATATTTTGAATACCATCATCTATATTAACTTCAAAATTATCTGTCATTTAATTAATAATAAGAAAGATTTATTATAATATATACGCATAATTTTTAAATAGATAAATAGTCTTGAATATTTTCTGGTAACTCTTCTATCTTTGTATCATAGTATTGTTTAATTATATCTAAATCAGGCATTTCTTTTGTTAATGCAAAATTAATAGCGACACCTTTTCTTCCATAACGACCACTTCTACCAATCCTATGTATATATGTTTCTTTATTAAATGGTATATCGAAGTTAATTACCAATGATAATTGCTGAATATCAATACCTCTTGACAATAAATCTGTTGATAACATTATTCTTGTTTTACCAGCTCTAAAATCATTCATTTCTTTTTTTCTATCATCTGATGATAATTCTCCATGGATAAAAGATACAGGATATTCATTACTTGTTAATTTTTCTAGTAAATTTGTCAATGACTTTTTTGAATTTAAATAAATAATACATTGATTTAAACTAATGCTTTTATACAAATCAACTAAAACATCATATTTCCATGAATAATTATCCAATTGCACATAAAATTGCTGGATACCTTCTAATGTTAATTGTTCTTTGTTAACTAGTATTCTATTTGGATCTGACATAAATTTATCAGTTAATTCAAGAATAGATTCAGGTATAGTTGCACTAAATAAACATATTTGTGCTGTTTTCGGAATATACCTTATTATTTTGTACATACATTCTAAAAATCCTGTTGATAACATCTCATCTGCTTCATCTAATGTTAATATACTAATATCATTAGTATATAATTCTTTTCTCTCTATCATATCTAATATTCTACCAGGTGTACCAATAACTATATGTGGATTACTTCTTAAACTAATAATACTCTCATTTATTGGTGTTTTCCCTACAAGTGTTATTATTTTAGATTCATAATAATTATTTAAATTACTAATTACATCATAACATTGATATACCAATTCGTGTGTTGGACACATAATAATTGCTTGCAGTTTATCACTACTTTTATCTATATTATTTAAAACACCAACACTAAATGATGCAGTTTTCCCTGTACCAGATTGAGCTTGTGCTATTAAATCTTTTTTAGTATTCATCTGTGGTATAGATTTAACTTGTATATCAGATGGTTTTTCATACCCATATGAATATATTCCTCTCAATATCTCATCATTTATCCCTAATTCTTCAAACGACATTTTATATATATAATAATTTATCTTTAATTAATATTAAAGATATCTTGTATATTCTTTAATAATTTTATTGGGTCAGAACCAGAAAATCTCATTTTTACTTGTTTACCTTTAATCAATATAAATGTAGGTACAGATTTTATATCATATTTACTAGATATAGAATCATTATCATCAATATCTATTTTGTATATATCTAGATTATTTATTTTAGTGAATTTTTCTTTAATTATTGGAGCCATTCTTTTACAAGGACCACACCAACTAGCAGTAAAATACAATAATACATATTTTTCTGTTTTATCTAGTATATCATCAATATTTGTATCATCATTATAATCAATGACTTCTGTTAATTTATCATTCATTTATATGTTTCATATAATTTATTTTTTGAAGTTTAACTAATAATTTGAATTATATTTTTAAAATATTATTAACTACAGTGAGAGGTTTGTCTGGAGAGTGAAGAACCATGAGGAGTAAATATGTTTTTGGAGACGATTGGGATATAGATAATAAATGGACTAAACTAGGGGACAGTAGAAAATGTGTGACGCACGATGTGTGTAGTAATCAATCTCACCAGAAGGAAGTCATTAATACCCTAGCCAATTTATTTATCCAACAGTTAACTACTGGTGGCTACAATGTCAAAGTTCCCAAACAATCTGTTTATGAAAAAATTCTCTTGTGTGTTTCTGATGCGAATGAACCAGAAGAGACACTACAAACACCTGTGCGTATCTGGCTCTCATATCAAAAGTCGAGAGTCTGTGATGAATACAGAGTCATCATGGAGATCAGTTTTGTCTGGCCTGGATGGATGGGTACCCGACCAGGGTATTCAATGGTGAATGAGTTTGATAATTATGAGAAAAAATGGGTTACGACTCATAAACAAGGTGTATATTTAACACCACCGTGTATCCATTGTCATACTATATTCAATCGGATTAAATGTGTGTAAAACTGTATTATAAACTGTAGATAAATAAATAAGGTTAGTCCTAAAGAAAGTTAGGGAGGTGGACCTATTTTCTTTTATTATATTATATGATAGCATCACAAGAATTATATAATATATTTGAAAATACATATTATAATAGTATTAATAAATGTGGTGGTAATATATACCTATTAGAATTTTTTGAGTATGTATATTTTCCGACACATTACAATCATAAAAAATTATAGTTAAATAAATAATTTGATTTTTTTTATATTTTTTTACTATTACTTAGATAAAACATTTTTGAGAAAGGGTATAATGAGTTGTGTTGTATTAGCAATTGGTGTTGTATTAGTCACAACAAAGTTGATTCAACAATTAAAAAAAGATAAGGGAGAGGTGGTAGAGAAAGTAGTGATATTTATAGAGAGAGATGACCCAAAAAATGACGGAGAGATTATTCCAGAGGTTTGTTATTTGAATGATAGACCTTAGAAAAAATATAGGTGAGCGACCTTGATACGCTAGAATGCTTTTGCTATCGGAAATGTTTAATACATTTTTTTTATTCTTCTTTAACAATCATATTAATTTTAGGATTTGTATGAGTACCATTAATACTATCAGAAAATCCAAATTTCTGTTTTTGCCAAGCAATCAATCTATCCTTAAAAGTTATCTTGTCAATCTTAATATTTTTACCATAAACCAATTCGATCCATGATTCATAATAATTACATAAATCTCTGAATGATGTAGTATCATCACGACATTCAACAACTTGATCAGATAACCATTGACCAATAATATCATTGTGATTCTTATAATTTTCAGTTTCCATACGAATAGATTTAGGTATATCAATCTTGTTACTATCCAACATACACCACTCCTTCATCAATAAACCCATAAATATAAGATTCCAATCAGGAACAATATCTTGAAGTGATTTATCTGCTTTATAAATATTTTTATCATGATTGACTTCTTTTGGATCATCTACAAATCTTGAATTGAATGGATATACTTGAACCCTTCTCCATGCACCATTTGTTTTATCTTCAATCTTAGGCTTATCATTACACATCAACACAATTTCGAATTGAGGCTTGAATTCAAATGGTTCTTGATATAAGTTTCTCGCTAAAATCATATCTCCACCACTCAATTCCTTCATCTCACCCGCATTTATCTTTTCATTCTCATCTGGTTCTTGCATATAACACAAACGAGCTCCTCTTGTCCTTGCTTTCTCTGGACAAGCAGCATTACTCGATTTTCTTTTTTGTGTTAATAATGTTACTGGTATATTCATACAATATGAACCAAGTGTATATCTGATTAAATCAATCAATATAGATTTACCATTACCACCTGAACCTGTCCATATACTAAATCTATTAGAAACATTACCACATAAACGACTAGCAATATATTTTAAACAATAGCTACGAATCTCTCCTGGTGTTTCTTCTATATCAGATAAATCAGGCAAAACTCTTGTCAAAAATTGTTTTAGTTGCTTTGATCTCTTCATAAATGCTTTACTTGGCTTTATTTTTTTCTCAGGCTTATATTGTTCCCAATTATCACGATTAATGCCATCTCTTAATTGAATATATTCCCACATTTTATCTACATTAACTGGTAATTCATTTTCTAATATTGGTAATTCATATTTTGTAGAGATTGTCAACTTATCTTCTGGATGACCTTC